AGATAGTAAAAAAATAAAGTCATTAGTAGGCGATATTAAAGCAGACGCTATTTTTAGTTGTCCTCCATACGCTAATTTAGAAGTTTATTCTAAAGACCCAGATGATATTTCCAATATGACATATGATGAATTTTTAGAGGCGTATAGAATTATAATATCAGAATGCTATGATTTATTGAAAAATGATAGGTTTGCTGTTTGGGTTGTTGGAGAATTAAGGGATAAAAAAGGTAACTATTATAATTTTGTAGGGGATACCATAAAAGCCTTTACAGACGCAGGATTTAATTATTACAATGAGGCTATATTAGTTACATGCGTTGGGTCATTACCTTTAAGGGCTGGAAAACAAATGAAAGCGTCTAGAAAATTAGGTAAATGTCACCAAAATATTTTAATATTTGTAAAAGGAGACGGGAAAAAAGCCGCACAAAATTGTGGAGATATAGATATACAAATAGAAGAATTAAATGAGGTTGAAAATGCCTAGAAAAAAGAAAGAAAGAAATCCAAACGTTCCTAAAAAAAAGATGGGAAGACCTTTAAAAGAAATAGATTACAAAAAGCTTGATAGCCTTTGTTTTATCCAATGTACAGGAGAGGAAATATCAGCTATTTTAGATATAGATTATAGTAATCTGAACAAAAAGCTTAAGAATGAAACAGGTAAAACTTTCACACAGTATTACGCCGAAAAGAGGAGCGGGGGTAAAATGTCACTAAGGAGAAGGCAGTTTGCGATGTCTGAAACAAATCCAACAATGGCGATATGGTTGGGTAAGAATTGGCTGGGGCAATCTGATAAGACAGAGATAGACCATAAAAATAGTGATGGTAGTTTAACACCAACAGTAATAGAGATAGTAGCTCCAGATGACGAAAGTTAGAGTTCAATTGCCTAAGAAGCTTATCCCTGTTTTTAAAGCTCCTAGGGGGTCTGTTCGTTATAGAGCATCTTGGGGTGGACGTGGTGGCGGAAAATCTTTTTCTTTTGCCTTAATGGCTTCAATCTTTGGGTATCAAGAGAAGTTAAGGATATTATGCACCCGAGAATATCAATCATCTATTAAAGAATCATTTCACGCTGAATTAAAAAACGCCATAGAATCAATGCCGTGGCTTGCTCATCATTACGATGTAGGAATTGATTACATAAGAGGGGCGAACGGTACGGAATTTATATTCAAGGGATTACAGAAGATGGGGTCTATTAAGTCACTGGCTCAAATAGATATTGCTATTCTTGAAGAAGCTGAAGATATAGGAGAAAATTCTTGGCTTGAATTAGAGCCAACAATTAGATCTAATAAATCAGAACTTTGGGTATTGTGGAATCCTAAAAGAGAAAATTCAGCGGTAGATAAAAGGTTTAGAAAGTTTCCTCCTAAGGATGCGTTAATTGCAGAAATACATTGTTATGATAACAAATGGCTTTCAGAGGCTTTAAAAAGACAACGTATAAGGGATATGGAAATAATGGATGCTTCTACATATCGGCACGTATGGGATGGAGCATATTTAAAGAATGATGAAGCGACAGTTTTTGCCGATAAGTGGGAGATAAAAGAATTTACGCCAGACAGGAAATGGGAAAGACCTTACCATGGATTAGATTTTGGTTTTTCTAATGACCCGACAGCAGGGTGTAAAGTTTGGATTCACGAGGAGAATTTATATATAGAATATGAAGCCTTTAAGATTGGTTTAGAATTGGATGACACGGCTTATTTCTTAAAAGAAAAAATCCCAGATATAGAAAAGCACGTTATAAGAGCAGATAATGCCCGCCCCGAATCAATAAGTTATTTAAAGCGTAAGGGCTTATCACGAATAGAAGCTTGTAAGAAGGGTAAGGGAAGCGTTGAAGATGGAATATCTTTTATAAAAAGCCATAGAAGGATATTTATACACCCACGTTGTAAAAATATAATAGAAGAGCTTTCACTATATAGCTATAAAGTTGATAGGGTAACAGGGGACATCTCCCCTAATATTATTGATACTTATAACCACGGTATAGATGCGATTAGGTACGCATTAGAACCAGCAATGAAAGCCTCTAGGATCGACTATTCAAAATTAATTTGACTTTCATTATTAACATTCATAAACTAAGGTAAATAATTACTTTACCTTGGTTTACTATGCTTAAGAAATTCTCTGATGGTATTAAAAATATAATAAATGATGTATATAATACAAGAAGCCCTCTAAATACAAATACAATAGTAGAAGAACGTGTTTCTTATGAAACTCTGAGGGCTATGTATAAAACAGGTATAGGCTCAAAGATAGTCAGGTTAAAGTCTGGAGCTAGCCTTAAAAATACAATTCAATTCGAAAGTGAAGAGCAAGAGCTTTATTATAATAAAAAACTAAAGAAAGCCGTTAAAGAAGCCGTTAAATATATGATAGGCTTTGGGCGTGGGGTTATAGTTTTATATAATAAGGGCGAAGATTTATCAAAGCCTAGACTTGAGCCATTTAATCCCAAGATCACACATTTAAAAGTTTTTTCTGGCGATATGGTTAGTGCCGCAGAAACTAGCAGAGATTTAATGCACCCCAGATATTTTAAGCCTATTTATTATAGTATTAGGGGGGCTAAATTCCACTATTCAAGAGTTATAGATTTTACTTATTATAATCCACCCGAATTTGATAGCCCAGTTTATCAATATGGTGGAGTATCTGAATTTGAATTAATCCAAGATCAGTTTATTAGCGATAGTATTGTTGCTAGAGCTTCTACAACAATTTTAGAAAAGAATGCTAGTCTATTCTACAAAGTTAAAGACCTTAAGCAATTAATGATGGATCAGCAGGAAGACCTTTTAAAACGCTATATGGCAGAGGTAGAGAACGGCAGGTCAATCTATGGTGCTTGTCTAATAGATTCAGAAGATGATGCTTATGTCGTTAATCAGAACCTTTCTAACCTTGGAGATGTTGACACAATAACATTACGCAGATTAGCAATGGTCACAGGAATTCCTTTAGCAATCCTTGTAGGCGAAAACGTTAAAGGTATGAATTCAACAGGGGATAATGAGCTAAAGATTTATCAAGATATGATTGAGGCTTTACAAGAAGATTATATTGATGAGCCTTTAAATGAATTATTTAACAAGCTAGGTTTTGAGCATGTATCTTTCAAAGAAAATCAAGGTCGCACACCAGAGGACAGAATCGGTTTTGAGTCTAGCGTTATTGATAATGCTTTAAAGCTTTATAACCTTGGAGAAGACTTTGAGTCATATTTAAAAGAGTATGATGTCATTACCGAAGAAGATTTGACGGATAAATTTTTCCCAGAGGTAGGAGATGAAGAGAACGCTCCAGTCGAATAAGCCAACAAATATAAAAGCGCCTTTACCTTTGAAGTCAGTAGAGAATGCTTTTGCTAGGACTTTAAAGCAGATGATTGATCAGATGCACACAAGATTTATTAACCAAGCAATAGATGGCATGAACAAGGGTACTATTGATAAATTCGAAGATTCACAGATTGGCAATTATGCTAAAATATTTCTAAATTTAGCCAAAAAAGTTGGGCGTAAGATATTAAGACAATTTTCTGATGATCGTATTGAGCGTATGGTTGAAGATATGACAGGTACAGTTAATAAAAGAAACCAAGATCTTTTATATAAAGCCATAGAGGATAAGATAGGTATATCAAGTAAAGAGCTAATATCAACAGAAGGGCTGACCCCTAGCATAAATGCTTTAATATTAGAAACCCAGCAATGGGTCAAGAAGCTTAGGGATGACACGCTAGAATATTTCACAAATACCACTCTAAGAGGCATGGCGGAAGGTAAATCTATGTCTGAAATTAGAAAGATAATGAGCGATGAAGCAGGCAAGCGTAAGTCTAATGCTAATATGGTTGCACGAACACAGATCGGAACATTTAACAGCCTAACAACAAAGATAAGAGCGCAGAACCTAGGAATTACAAAGGCTATTTGGGTAACTTCTGGAGATAATAGAGTCAGGAAAAGTCACGATGATAGAAACGGAAAGGAATTTAATCTTTCAGAAGGTCTTTATTCTAGCGTAGATGGAAAAACTTTGCTACCTCAATTAGATTATCGTTGTAGGTGTGGATATTTACTTATCATACCAGAAGAAGAGTAAAACAAATTATTTGACTTAAGTAACTAACATATATAAGATAAACTTTAAAAATGGTTTCTAATATGATTAAAAAAAAAGAAAAAGACCCTAGAGCGGTTATTAAAGGATGTAAAGCGGATTTACATTACAAAGAAGTCAGTATGAAATTCTGCGATACAGTACCTTTTGATGTGAAAGAAAAAACTGCTATAAGTGTAAGAGATGGTGTCTTAGATTATATGGGTGCTGAAATAGGTCAACAGCCTTATGAGAAAATATTTTCTGTTTATAGATCCCCCGCAACAATATCTAATACAGCAATGAGAATGCAGGGGATACCTCTTACTTATGAGCATGTATCTGTTGAAGAACCCGCTCCGAACACTGGTAGTATTGTTAGCGAAGCCGAGATGATAGACTTTATAGATGAAAGCACTTCAACCAGAATAGCGATAAAAAATAAATTATTATTAAATACAAATGATGAAGATATATTAAAAGAGCGTAGCGAGTTGTCTTTGGGATATAGTGCTAAGCTTATTCCACATAACAAATATGATTTCGAGCAAGTAGGGATTATGCCCCACCACTTAGCAATAGTTTCAGAGGGTCGTTGTGGCTCTTTATGTAGGTTTTTAGACAAGAAAACAGTAAACAAAAAGGAGATTGATCATATGATTAATTTTAAAGATGAAGAGGGAAAGGTATCCCTTGAAAAGATCATGGAGATCGTTCAGTCATTGCCACAAGTAATTGCTGAAATTCCTATTGATCAACTTCAAGAGTTTGTTCCTATCTTTGAAAAGCTTGCTACAATGGTAAAGCCTAAAGAAGAAGTTGTTGAACAGCCAGAGATGGAAGAAGTTCAAGACGAAGAAGTAAAAGAGGAATTACCAGAAGTTCAAGACGAAGAGATGAAAGAAAAAGAAGAAGAGGAGAAGAAATTTTCCGATGAAGCTTTAAAAAATTATGCTCAAGATGAAGTAAAGAAATATGCTCAAGTAGTACAGAAAGCCAAGGGATTCTTAGATGAATCTTACAATTTCTGTGATAAATCTTCTGAGCAGATAATGGAAGATACTTTGTCACAACATAGCACAGAGAAGTTTGAAAAAAGCGAGTTGGCTATTGCCTTTAAGCTTTTGAAAAAACAACAAAATTACCAAAACTTTGGTGATAAGCTGATAGATGAATTAGAAGTAATTGGAAACAAGGAGATATAAAAATGGCATTTAGTCAAGCATTTTCAAATGATATTGTTGCTGTTGGAGCTGGGGAACGTTACGGAAACTGTAACATTGTTCTAGGAACAACAGCTTTTGAAGACGGTCTAGTAATTGGTCGTTTTGCAAAATATGATACAGGTAGTGTCGATAATTTCGATGGTTCTGCCACACCAACTATTGCGGGTGTTATTATCCGCGACGTAGCCCGCTCCGTAGAGGACGCAGGAACAGTAGACGCAACACTATATAAGCAAGCTCAATTCATGCGTTGGGGTCTTGTTACTGTTGATGTTAAGACAGGGGAAACTCCTGCTAAATTCGGTCGTGTTTATGTTGCTAACGATGGCGATGCTAACGATGGTTTAGCCACAGCAACTAACACCGATGTTGCTGTTAATGCAGAATTTATCGAAGAAATTAAAACTGGCGTATGGTTAATTAATATCACACCTCCACAAGGCGATATAGCAACTCATATTGCTGATGCTACTGGCGCTCATGCAGGTTCAGCTATTAGCATTGCTGATGCGGGTGCTTTTACTGCTAATATAGAAGTTGAAGCTTGTTTACAGGAAATCTATCCTCATGTTGAAACTTTAATTGCTGACCCTGCTGATGCGGGTGCTATTGCTGTTACACGTTCTGGAAATGTTTCCTTGACTTCAACAGTTGGCGGTGGAGAAACAAGAACCCTAGCTATTCCTGCTGTACAAGGTATTGAGTTAGCTATTTCTTTTGATGTCGACGGCGGAGATATTGCTATAACAGTAGCTAGTGCAGTTAACCAAGCCGCAAATACTATTTTAACTTTTGCTGATGCAGGGGACATTATCGTATTAAAAGCCGTTCAGGTAGCGGGTGCTTTAGTATGGCGTGTAGTTGCTAATGACGGCATATCACTATCATAATAACAAGGAGATAAAAAAATGTTAATTAAACAACTTTATAAGTTAGATACTTTCTTAAAAGTAAAAGATTCAAGAATATTTACCGATACAGCTTCAAGCGGTACTGTATTAGCCGAAAATTTGCGTCATGTAGACCCAAAAATATTCGAAAAGCTATATCCAGAATTAACAGCCTTTACAATGGGTCTTACTATTGATAACTCTGGCGGTTATGCCAACGTTATTGATTCATTAAGACTTAATGAGCAAGGCGAGTTTAAAAACTCTGGCGACATAGATAGTAACAAAGGTAAAATTAGCCTATCAGGGGAGAAGTCTTTTTTAAACGTTCTTTCTCGTGAAGCTTTTGCGAAATGGTCAAGAACAGAAGTTGAGCAAGCTAACTTGCAAAACATCAACTTAGTAAATAAATATCTTGCTACTACTGACAAAGTATATAAGCGAGAGCTTGATGAGATTATTATGATTGGTATTCCTGGATATGCTTCTTCAACAGGTCTTTTAAACCATGCTGGCTTTACATCTAGTGCGGCTTCTGGGGCAGTTGAAACATTATCAGGGCAGGATGCTTACGACGAAGTAGCCGAGTTTATTACAGCTCAACACAATGGCGTTAATAACACTCCTGGATATATGGCTGATAAAGTTATATTCCCAGTTTCTGTTATGAATACATTACAGAGAACAATATTAAATTCAGCGGGTTCAACTAAGTCTGTCCTTTCAGCTCTAAAAGAGAATTTTGTTGGGGTACAATTCATATCTTCTTTCCGTGCTGAAAGCGTTGGCGGTGGAAGTGTTACTCTAGCTATTTCCTCTAGCGACCAAGCAGTTAAAATTAGAATACCTCAACCTCTACAAATTAGTGAGATTGTCAAGGTTTCTGGTTTTGATTATCGTGTTGATGCGGCTTATAGAGCAGCTGGTTCTGATGTTTTAGAGAATTCTGCGGGTCGTATCCTAACAGGTCTTTAATATGTTAAGTTTGCAAGAATTGAAAGATTATTGTAAAAGGGTGGGCATTAAGTTCCACCCTAACTGTAAAGAGAAAGCTCTAAGAGAGAAAATCTCAAAAGGGATTGAGGTTTCTATTGAAAACGTTGATGATGTTATTTTAAGGACTAGAAACCAAGGGGAGAAGAGAGAGGCACTTAAAGAGATTCTTTCTATAAATCCAAAGGTTTTTAAAGTCCGAGTTATAGCCGACAACAATTATGAAATAGAAGGGTTGTTCTTGAAAAGCAAAGAGGTAGTTATATTACCATTGCTTTATTTAGAGAATGAGCGTTTTATGAAAAAGGTCAATAGACAGGTAGAAATTAATAAAATTGAATGGGTTGATTAATGACACTATTAGCAGATTTTAAAGCAAGATTTCCAGAGTTTGACGAAACAATTGCCAATACATATATCCCAATTTTAGAGGATGTATATCCTTGTTATTGGGGGGGCAGTTATGATTCAACTTGTGGTCAAGAGATTGTTTTAAATCTGTTAGCCCATTTAGTTTTGCAGGAAAATCAGAGCGCTACCGATACCGCTCCCTTAAGGTCTTCTGACTCTAAGAGTATTGGTAGTGTTTCTGTTTCTTATTCTAACCCGACTACTACAATGACAGAGCGTAACGCTTGGTTCAGATCAACTTGTTATGGAGTAAGATATTTATTATTAACATTAAGAAGCCAAGGGGGGTATTTTGTATAAATCTGCAAAAGATATGTTAAAGCATACAACAGATTTAGCAAGACAGCTCAAGGAAGCTAAAAAAAAAGAGGTCGCTATCGGTTTGCCTACCGAAAAAGCAACAGGGAAGGTATATAAAAATGGTAATACGATTATAAATGTTGGGGCAAGACATGAGTACGGAATAGGATTGCCAAGAAGATCGTTTTTAAGGTTACCTTTAGAGATAAAAAAGAAAGACCTAGGCAAAGCCATAAAAAAAGAATATGGTGCAGTTATAGAAAAAAACAAAAATGTAACTAAGGCTTTAGGGTTAATAGGAGCGCAAGCTTATAATATAATCCAGAAGGGTTTTCTTACAGAGGGTTTTGGTCAGTGGGAGCAATTAAGTGTTTTCACTATCGAAGAGAAAGGGTCTAGTAAGATATTAATAGATACTGGAATATTAAAAAATTCGATTACATGGGCGGTGCGTGATGTTACCTAATATTTCAGACGTTTTGCCAGAATGGGAACAGACAGTAATAATAAAAAGCGTTGCTATTACTACATCTGATTTTGTTCCGACTGAAACGGTCACACAGAGATCGCAAAGTTGTGTTATACAACGTACTAAGCCAACAGAGATTAACGCTGATATAATAGATTATAAATTAAGATATATCACAGCTCATAGCCGTTCTAATATTAATGTGGGCGAGTATATAACATATAATAGTGAAGACTATAAGGTTATATTAAAAAGCGATTGGAATGATTACGGATATTATGAGGTAGTAGGAGAAGAAACAAATAAGAACATATTGGTGTAATATGATTATACAATTAAGAAAAGTAGCTATCTTAATAAGAGATTTATTAACGATCTCCGAGAGTCTTATCAAAGTTGGGCGCTATAACTTTGAAAATGAAGACTTTGATACATCTTATATTACCGTTGATAATCTAACGCCTGCAACATTGATAGCATATTCAGAAGAGTTTGACGGAACAGAGGAAGAACAGACTCTTTCGCAATTATGGAGCTTACCTGTAATAATAAATTTTTACGGAGATAATGCTTATACCAATCTTAATAACTTAACTTTGTTACTTAAAAGCCAGAAATCATTAGACTTACAAACCACGCTAGGAATAGCTTGTTTTAGTGTTTCTAATATAACAGACTTACGGTTATTAAGTGGAAAACAATATAATAACAATATAGAATTAAATTTAAATATAAACTTTAATCTTTCGGCTACCGTAGACACTTTGAGATTAGACACGGCAGAAGTGGATTATATAATTAACAAGTAAAGGAGATCAAATTATGGCTAATATCAGCAATGTTATCAGCGTATCTTTACTAGAAGCGGGGGCAACTGCCGACCGTGACAATATGAACCTAACTGCGGTAATGACAGATCAGCAAGATGCGGTTTTGTCTAGTGCCAATCGTTATGAATTATATACAGATTTAGCAAGCGTAGCGACAGATTTTGGAACAGATTCTGAAATGTATTCTCATGCTAAAATTTTCTTTGCTACAAGCCCCAACCCTAGTAATTCAAGCGGAGCTTTAGTTGCGGGTTATTGGCGTTCAGCTTCTGAAACAGTTGCGGCTTCTGCTGGTGTATTGACTAGCGAAGAATTATCAGAGGCTATAACAGTTGGACAGTTACAAGAAATAAGCGATGGCTCTTTTGTTGTAACCGTTGATAGTGCCGAGTTAACAATCACAGCTTTAGATTTTAGAGATTCTATTTCTTTAGGTAATGTTATTACAGAGATTAATGCTAATGCTTCTTTTACAGGGGTTACAGCAACACTTTCAAGCGACAATGAAATTATCTTTACATCTAGTACAACAGGAGTAGCAAGCACAATGACATATGCTTCTGCTCATACAAGCGGAACATTTGTTGGCGATATTTTAGCCTTAGCAACTGGAAGCGGTGCAAGTCTTGTACAAGGTGCGGATGCTTCTTCTTTATCATTAGAAACAAAAGAGGCGGCTGTTACAGCACTTTTAGCACTTATTAATGTAAAAGGTATTATGTTTATTGATGCTCCAACATCTGTTGAATCAGCATCTCTAGCTTCTTGGGCAAATTCTAATGATGTTCTTATGTATGATGTTTTTGGTTCAGCTAGTAACCTAGAAATTGACACAACAAATGTCGTTTGGGCTAATAAGCTTGCGGGTTATACAAATTATAGGATGCTTTATTCAGCTTCTAATAATAGAAAGCTTGCTACTTCTTACATGGCTAGGGTTCATAGTGTAAACTTTGGAGCTGAAAATTCAGCTTTAACAATGCAACTTAAAGAGCTTGCGGTAGTTGCGGAAGCTTATACACAGACAGAATTAACAAAGGCTAAAAATGTTGGTCTTGATGTCTATACAACAATTAAAAACACACCAGTTATTTTGACTAGTGGTGCTAATGATTTTGTTGATAATAGATATAATCTGATAGCTTTTCAAGATGCGGTTAGTACTGATCTTTATAATTTATTAAAGCAGACAAGTGCAAAGATTCCACAAACTACACGTGGAATTAATCAGCTTGTCGACCAATGCGAAAAGACAGCACGTGAATTTGTAAGAGCTGGAGTTTTTGCTGGCGGTACATGGACAAGCACAGACTATTTTGGAAACGTAGATGTATTTAATAGAAACATTGAGAACAACGGATATTATTTCTTAGCAGGTTCTTTAGCTGATCAATCTCAAGCTGATAGAGAAGCTAGGAAATCAACAGTAATCCAAGGCGCATTAAAATTAAGTGGCGCAGTTCATTCTGTGGATATAACACTAGTTATAAATAAATAAGGAGTTAAAGATGGCAACAATAAGCTTATCAACAGATAACACAACACTAGTTCTGAATGGGACAGTAATAAATGATTTTGTTTCAGGGGATATTTTAACCTTAGCTCCTGTTAACCCTGCATCTGCACATATCAATAGCTCAAATGGTGGTGTTTCCATCTTTGAACGTATTGATAAAAATGTTTATGATTTAACTATTTCATTACAGCATTTATCAGATTCAGATGCTTTTATGAATAATGTATTAAACCAATCCCCCTCTACTATTTTAGACGGTTCTCTTAAAGAGAATTACACCAAAAATAGCGATAACGCTATTGAAACTTGGCTATTAGAAAGTGGGTCTATAATTACACAGCCCACTATTACTATTAATAGCGAAGATGGCAACGGTATTGCTGAATATGTAATTAGATTTAGGACAGCACAAAGAAACATTTAAATCTTTTAAGGGGGCAACATGGAAGAGGCAAATAAAGAAATTTTAGACAATATAGAGCAAATCTATAAAGACAAAGAGGCAGAAATTAACGGTCGTATTTACAAGATAACAAAAGTAAATCACGAAAAGCGGAAAAAGATTTTTGCTTATATGATGAAAGTACAGAACCAAATAAGTTCTGGAGATTTATCATTTATAGATAGCGTTGAGTTTAAAAGGGTTGAGGATATAATCTGCGGATTAGTTCTTTTTGATGGTTTTTTACTTTCTAAAAGTCAGAATCATTGGGATGAATACCCCGAGGATTACCTTAAGTTTGTAACATCTATGTTGCTTGTATTTAGTTATCCTTTTATGAGAGGCGGGACTTTAAATTAAAGATACCAGTTCCGCCTAAAAGTGAAGACTATATACATTTTACTAATGTAAGCGATGAGGATATGTCAATATTCTATTTGGCGAAGCAAGGTTACGGCTCTTTGAAAGAGATCAGGGAGCTTGATACCGTTGAGCTTTTAGACTTATTGGAATATGAGCAGATACATAATCGAGTAGAGAATTATTTGATCAACAAGGCAAGATAAATGGCAGTAGTATCGGAGTTAGTAACTAAATTTAAGTTTGATGGAAGCATTAATCCCTTAAACAATTTTAACAAAGGGCTCAACCTAAGCGTTGTTAAAATGGTTGCTTTTGTTGGGGCTATTACTGCGGTAGGGGTTGCTTTTGGAAAGATGGTTCACAATACCCTATCAGAGGCTGATGCTTTAGTTCAGCTATCTAGGACAACAGGTGTAGCTATAAATGATATTCAATCTTTAAGTTTTGCGGCGAGTGTTTCAGGATCTTCTATTAAAGCAATGGAGGGGTCTATTGCAAGCTTATCTAAAAAGATAGGAGAGGCTAGTTTAAAGGGCAGTTCAGAGTTTCAAAGAATAGGTGTAGCCGTAAGGACTAGTACTGGCGAGATAAGGAAAGCGGACGATGTCTTATTAGATATAGCTGATAGATTTAAAGCCCTTAATTTAACAATGTCACAGCAACAAAGCCTTGCGAGTTCTTTGGGAATAGATGCAAGCCTTGTTCAGCTACTTTCTAAGTCAACTGATGAGATAGACAGATTAAGGGGGAGAGCCGAAAAGTTTGGTTTATTATCGAAAAAGAATGCCAACCAGATAGCTAATTATAATGATGGAATGGCAGAGCTAAGATTTAGATTTTTAGCATTTAAACAAGCTATTTCTATTCAAGTATTACCGACAGTTTTTAAGCTTTGGGAAGGTTTAGATATACTAGGAGGAGGAATAAGCCGTGTAGGGAATTTCTTTATAGACTTCATAAAAGAAAATAAGGGTTTAGCTTTATTGCTTGGAGTTATAGCTGGTGCTTTTATAGCGATAAATACTCCGATAGTGGCTATAACAATAGGCATAGGTGCGTTATTGACCATCTTTGATGATTTGATAGTTGCGTTTAAGGGAGGGGATTCTATTATAAAAAAATGGGTAGCTCCTTTCTTTGATTTAGAGAAGGTATTAAAGAAGATTGTACAATATTATAAAGCCATAGGAGAGCTAAGGAGTAAGGCTTTCGGGGCAGTAAAAGATAAATATTTTGGATCGGTAAAGAATTTGTTTTCTCAAGATCCGAAGGGAAGAGAAACA